TAATGAACAGCTTTACTTGCATCACCGTTTACAACGAATGTACGATTAGCCTCATCACCGTGCTTAACAAAAGCAGCAATATTAAGTCCACTCTGAGTAGAAACGAATTTAGGAGGACGTTGATTTTTATAAACTGATGTATAAGCTATAGAATCCATCAGGTTATAAACAAGATTGTTAGCAAAAATCTTTGCAGGCTCACTTGCACCTACCAGAGCACTGCCTGGCAGATTGCAGTAAAGCTCTGCAAACGGAAACATGCTTGGCTTGATATCCTTCTTGCAGTAGAGCAGCACATCATTATCGATGGTATGGAATTCATTTATTCTGCCTCGTTCATCCTTTACCCAGTGAATAAACAGATTGAATTCCTTACCGCTGTCGCCTACAGCAGGCTTCCCGTTATAGTCAGGAACATTCTCAGTAGAAGGATGTCTCATCTTGTCTATGACTTCAGCCTTAAACTTCTCTCTGTACTTAGGCTGTGCCATAAACCAGTTCTTGTCATAGCTCTGATAAACCATTACATAAGCAGCGGTGTCCAGACTCTCAGCATTCGGATCACGCATGTAATGTATTGGATCTACGTTTCTATAAGCAAGATTCTTTTTCTCTTCATCCCAGATAACCTGAGTAACACCAAGATTCAGAAGCGAGGCTCTCTCGCCAGCAAGGAACTGATAATAGCCTACACTGTTCTTATCCCAGTCATGCTCAACAGCTACATTCATTCGCTCACAGAACTCGACATCCTCTTCACAGGTTGGCACCAGCTGCGCTGATTTACTGACTGTGTAAATAGATGCCAGAATATTGTAGTGTACGAAACTGACGAAGTTGGTGTCAGGAAGAAGCTGATAAGGCGGGAACTTAGCATGACATGCCTTCCACAGTTCGCCTTTATCAGTTGCATCCAGCAGCCTCATACGTCTGTGCTCTTTACCGTAGTACTGCTTGCAGTATTCATAATTAGCCTTGAGCTTTGCGAGAAGCTTCTCCTCAGTAAAGTCCTTTTTCTTATCCATTTATATTCTCCTCGTCCCCGAGCATTATGGAGTTAACAGTCTTGAGAATATCATCCAGAGATTCCTGCATGTCTTTCTCTTTAGCATCTCCGTCCTTATTATAAAGATCCTCCAGAAGAGCCCGATCCTCCTGAGAGAATTCCTGCTTGACGTTGATATTTATATTGATATGGCAGCCTTTAACGAGAGCGTAAACGACTACAAAAAATATACAAATTGTAAGTAAATACTCTACCATTACCGTAAAACCTCCTGTTTTCGCACATAAAAACGCTATTTTTGTGAAATTTTCGCAAATTTGGGCTTACCACATGCTATATTCCACGATATCGTAAGGCGTTTCATCCATAGGAACGTATTCAGGTTCATCATCAGCCAATGCCCAGTAAGCAATAGCTTTCTCATCTTCATCAGCCTGCTGAGATAAATCCAGCCCATCCTTACCATAAACTCCATAAATGAGGTTCTTAGGATCAGGAGGCAGTTCCATGGTTATCCACTCAAGCGCATTAATGCCGTGGTTGTTCTTATCTACCGGCTTTCCTGTGAATCCACTGTCAAGAGATTCATCGGCCTTGAACTTATATTCCTCAAGTTCCTTGATGAGTCCTCTGCATTTCCGCATGATCTTGATTTTCCCTGACTCGAAATAGGTATTAAGTCTGAATATCCTGGCATCGACATTAACGAATCCAGGTATGAAACTAATGCCGTAGTCAAGGAAGTGATCTGCAAGGGATCGCTTATCATAATCTCTTTTTGGCCCTGATTTCGGGTCGATGATAGGTGGACAGATCCACCCACCGACCGGAATATCTTTTGTAAATTCATGGAATATTCGAGCGAGTGTTTCGATGTTGTTATCATTACTTCTGTTTTCGTCATAGATGTAAAGTATTCCATTCTCCATATCCACAGCCCCAGCTATGTATACAGCATCATCTGAAAGACCATAGTCAAATGCCACGATTCTTCTCCAGAATTTAGGAACATCGAAGTCATCACAGACTGAAACGGTACTTTTAGGATAAACACGACCCTCTGCGTACAGGAATGAGCCATATAAGTAACGATTTACCCACCATGCTGGTTTATTCTTAGCGTTATTTTCTATGAAATTAGCAGGAAGGAACTCATTTGCACTCGTAGAGGTGACATGTGTACTGATAGCAGGGTCTGCTACCTCAGGATCAACCTCATACCAGTCTACGATTTCCCCATGTTTCTGGATATCTGAGCTGACTAACAGCACATCATTCTTTATCCAGCCTGCATCAGGGTTGGATTCTATAATACCTTTCTGCCAGTTATGGGCGATGAGGGGAATCTGAACCCCATTCCTGGCAGTCCGGTATTTAATTTCCCCGTTCTCATCCAGTTGAGGCACCGTAGCAGCCATATTTCTCAGTCTGGTTTTCAGCTGAACAAATGACTGCTGCTTTACTTCCGATGCCTCGACAATAAGAAAGGAGGTCAAGTTATATGACCTGAGCTTATCAGGGTCATCGTAAGGGCGGTACATGATCCTGTGCTCATTTATGAGGTCAATATAACTTTTTTGCGTACTTATCCTCTTCACAAAAGCAGCAGGCAGGTCAGCTTCTATTTCACGCTTAATGGTCTGCTCATACTGTGAAGCTACGTTAGCTCCTATAAGGGAGGTTCCGTGAGGAGTGATGAAGAGGTGTTTGTAGATCTCCTCACGGGAAGTCAGGGTCTTACCTGAACCATATCCTCCGAAGTTGCCGACATATGTATGAGCATCCTTGTGGAACGCATACTGGTGTGCCTGCGGTATATACGTATTAAGATATGTATTACATGCGGGGTTGGAACATTCCTTCCAGAACTCAGATGGGCCACCATTGATAGCTGTGGTCGGAATGAACCTTGACCCGCATCTTGGACAGTTAGTTAGCATATTCTACCGGAATGTTGTAGTATGTGCAGACTTTATGCTCTATCCTGCAGCCTGGATATTTATCCCATTTAGGCAGGAACAAAACCACATCTGCATAACTCATATTTGAAATCGAATCACCCAGCTTCTTGACCGGATAATTGCCTACGATATTTGCCATCTCAATCTGAGGGTCTGGTGCCTTATAAGGATTGATAAGGGTCATGACTACATCAGGGTACTTTTCCTGATAGGCTTTAAATGCTTCCATCTGTTCATGTGCAATGTCATACGGATCCCTGTCTCTCATAGGCTGGCTTATAAATACCATTCTCATTAGTTAAGCACCCCCGATTTCTCTGCTACATACTTCTGAGCTTTCTTCTCATACTGAGCAAGTGCTTCTTCGAATGTGATACCCTTCTTCTCTGCTCTCTTAATGATCTGATCCTCAGCATAAAGGATAGCTGCATCTGAGAGCTCAAATCCTCTTTCAGGTGCAGGGAAGCATCTGATGCAGAGGTTATCACATGCTCCTGCTATATAATCCCATATTGCATCAAGATCATCAGGAGCTGCTTCGAGAACCTGCTTAGTATAATTCTCGATAATACAAAAAAGGATGGCTGTCAGGTTCTCATACGTAGCCTGACCTTCATCCACTTCTTCAATAGCTATATTCTTGACTCTTTCGGAGTCAACGTCGATGATAATTTTCATGTGACCTCCTGAATGGTTTGAAAGGAGTATGGAGGCTGAGTCAAACCACTTACAAACCTCAGCCCCCTAAGACAAGATCTCTACGGAAATTATACAATATATTGTGGATAGTATCAATAGGAACTACTATATGTTGTGTTTTTAAGGGGCACCCCAATAACTCAAATGGAAAAGTGAAAAGTAAAATAATGGATTTTATTTTTGAGATAGTTTTTGAGATAGTTTTTAAGAAAGGGTTGAGGGGAATTAAATTTTGAAGAACTTTTTGAGATGTTATTAAAGAAGCAAACACAACATCAAACATGCCAAACTATATATGTATATATACTATACCCCTATCATGCGCAAATTTTAAACCCGACCCCCATGTTTATATCATCAACACCGCTCCTTGTTACGTTTGTGTATCATTGCGTGTCGCCTGTCTGCATACGTGATCCTGTATGAGCTACTGTATACATCCATATGTGCCAGCACATATGGTACGTATGCGGGTGGCATACGACTTAAGGACGATTTTCTGAACGAAAATCTACAATGTATAAATATACATTTTTATGCATAATTATAGATTTTGGAATAAAAAATTGTATACAATCTTTGTTAAAAACGTGTCAATTTTGACCTATCCTACCCCCCTTATTTCTATATAAGATTTTTTTAATATAATTTATTTATAATATAATAAATATAATATTTATATATATATAAACATTTCGCACATTTTTTCACACTCACACCACATAGGGGGTCCGAACT